TTCGGCCAGGTGCGATCTGTCGAGGGGGACTTCACAGTGTACGAGGAAAGGATGTCCGAGATAATCAGCTACTTCAAGGCCAGGGGCAATGATATTGTGATTGACTATGAGCACCAGACCCTGGACGGCGGCCAGGCCCCGGCGGCCGGGTGGATAAAGGAGCTTGAGGACCGGGGGCCGGACGGACTCTGGGCCAGAGTAGAATGGACGGGGCGGGCCAAGGAGTACCTGGCAAACAAGGAATACCGGTACCTGTCACCGGTGGTGCTGGTGCGCCGGGCAGACAACAAGGCCGTGGCCATCCACTCGGTGGCCCTGACGAACGCGCCGGCTATGTCCGGGGTGCGGCCGATAGTCAATAAACATGGCAAGGAGGATGATAAGATGCCCAAGTTCATGGAAGAGCTGGCCAGGTTGCTGGGGCTTACCGGCCAGCCGGACGAGGCGAAGCTGCTGGAAGCAGTGAAGGCCCTCAAGGACAAGCCCCAACCCCCGGCCCACAAGGAGGTTCTGGAGCTTTTAGACCTCAAGGAGGATGCCGGGCTGGCGGAAGTCAAGGGCCGGGTGATTGCCTTGAAGAACCCGTCAGGCTACGTGCGGGTTGAAGAGTTCAAAGCCCTCCAGGACAAGCTGGCCCAGCGGGAGCGCGACGAGCTGGTGGCCAGGGCGCTGGCGGAAGGCAAGATCACCCCGGCACAGAAAGAGTGGGCCGAGCAGTACGCCCTGAAGGACCAGGAAGGGTTCAAGGCGTTCCTAGAACAGGCCCCGCAGGTAGTGCCGCTCAAGCCGGCCCCCGGCGGCAGTCCCGGCAAACCTGCCACAGCGGCGGACGACGTGCAGGCTCTAGTCAACAAGATGCTGGGCGTTTCTGATGAGGACTTTAAGAAATACGGCGGCATGGAGGTGTAACGGATGGCAGCGTTAACCCAGGACCGGAATACGACCAGGAAGGCGGGCGGCCAGGCGGCCTATCCCGTGGCGGCTGGCGTGAAGATTTACGCCGGGGCCATGGTCTGCCTGAACGCCAGCGGCTACGCCGTACCGGCAGCGGATATGGCGGGGCTGAAGTTCGTGGGGGTTTCCCGCCAGTATGTGGACAACACCGGCGGGGCCGACGGTGCCCAGACGGTGCTGGTCTGGAAAGAGGGAGTCTTCGACTTCGAGGCCAGCGGTATGACCGCAGCGGACGTGGGCAAGCCGGTGTTCGTGAGCGATGACCAGACGGTGGCCCTATCCACCACCAATGCCGTGGGGTGCGGCATCATTACCGAAGTGGAATCGGCCACAAAGGTCTGGATTGACATTTCGGAGGCCAACCGTAGGACGGCCCAGGCGCAGGCCGACAGCACTGCTGCCGACGTGGCCGGGATTGTGGCGGACTTCAATGCCTTACTGGCCAAGCTACGCGCGGCCGGTATTATGGCTAGTTAGGAGGGGTAAAGGATGATTGTTAACCAGGCGACATTGCAGAGCATTTACCGGAGCTTTAAGACAATCTTCAATAAGGCGCTGGAAACCGCCCAGCCAGTGTATGAGCGCATCGCCACGGTGGTTCCCTCTACCACTCGCGAAGAGGAATACAAATGGCTGGGCAAGGTCCCGCGCATGCGCGAGTGGATCGGCGACCGGGTGATCCAGAACTTAGCAGCCCACGGCTATACTATTAAGAACCGCGATTGGGAAGCAACCGTATCCGTAGACCGGAACGACATCGAGGACGACGCCATCGGCATCTACACGCCCCTGATCCAGGCCCTGGGTCAGTCGGCGGCCCTGCACCCTGACGAGCTGGTGTTTGAGCTTCTGGTCAACGGCTTCACCCAGAAGTGCTATGACGGACAGCCGTTCTTCGCGGCCGAACACGTGGACGGCAACCAGCCTCCGCAGTCCAATGTCAGCACGGCGAAGCTCTCCGCCGCGTCTTACGCGGCTGCCAGGGCAGCCATGATGAGTTTTAAGGACGAGCACGGCCGGCCGCTGAAGATCGTCCCCAACCTGCTGGTAGTGGCCCCGGCCAACGAGGAAACGGCCCGGAAAATCCTGATGGCTGAAACAGACGCCACCGGCGCGACAAACCCCTGGCGGGGCACCGCCGAGCTGCTGGTGGCTCCGGAACTGGCAGGCAACGATGATATGTGGTTTTTACTAGACGTTAGCAAACCGATTAAGCCTCTTATCTTCCAGCGCCGCAAAGCACCGCAGTTCGTCGCCAAAGACAACCCGGACGACGACAACGTGTTTATGAAGAAGGAATTCCTCTACGGCGTGGACAGCCGCGATAATGCCGGCTATGGGTTGTGGCAACTGGCCTACGGTTCCACCGGCACTGCGGCGTAAGGGGTGACGGCGGATGATTCGGATAACGAGCAAGGTTGATGGGTACCGGCGGTGCGGGGTCCTTCACCCCGCCCGCCCTACCGAATACCCGGACAACAGATTTAGCGCCGAGGAACTAGCGGTGCTGCAGGCTGACCCGCTGCTGACTGTGGAAAAGGAACCCGACCAGGTGGACGGCGCGGTGGGGCATCTGGACCCGGAGGGCCTGCGGGAAATGACCGTGGCCCAATTAAAGAAGCTGGCTGCCGATATGGAGCTGGAAGTCCCGGAGAAGGCCACCAAGAAACAGTTGATCGCGCTGATTTGCAAGGAGCCGGTGATAGTGGATGACGAGGCTGCTACGGGGGCTGCTGAATGATGTACTGCACCCTGGATGACCTGAAAAAGCAAGTGCCAGAGGCTGTCCTGGTCGAACTAACCGACGACGAAGGCCTGGGGACGATCAATACAACACGGGTGGACCGGGCCATCGAAGACGCCACCGACCTGATCAACTCCTACGCTGCCGCCCGGTACCCGACGCCTTTGAACCCGGTGCCGGGGGTGATTAGGAAAATTGCCGTTGACATCGCCCTGTATAACTTGTTTTCCCGGCGGGGCTACGACGAGGAGAGCGCCGACAAGTCGGTGGTGGACCGGTACAAGGCTGCCCTGACCTTCCTGGAGCAGTTGGCTAAGGGGCTGGTAAGCATCGGCGTGAGCCAGCCACCAGCGGAAGGCGGCGCGGCGATTCAGTCCGGCGGGCGAATATTCAGCCGGGACACCATGAGGAGCTGGTAAGATGGCGCGAGAGGGACTTCAAATCCAGGGCGACTTCCTGGCCGTCGAGCGCCGACTGGAACGCCTAGCCAAGGTCAGCTTCACCGCCATCCACCGGGAGATAGGCGAGTATATCCTGGGCACGATCCACGACCGTTTCAAAAAGGGTGAGGGACCGGACGGCAAGAAGTGGCCTCCGTCCCACCGGGCCAGGAAGGAAGGCGGCCAGACCCTGGTGGACACCAGACACTTTCAGAACAGCTTCACCTACCGCGCCAGACCCGACCGGGTGGACGTGGGCACCAACTGGCCTTACGCCAGGGTCCACCAGGAGGGACGTGTTATCAAACCCCGCAGAGCCAGGGCGCTGTGCTTTCGGATTGGCGAGCGGTGGGCGGTGAAGAAGCAGGTCGAGATACCGGCCAGGCCGGTGCTGGGACTTAACGATGAGGACCAGGCCGAGATCAAAGAAATTGTAGCCGAAGCCATCGGGAGGGCAATTGAATGATAGCCGAGTGCAAGCAATACCTGGTCCAGAAACTGCAGGCAGCGGGGATTAACGAAATCTATCAGACGGCCGAGCAAAGCCAGAAGCACCATTCCCTCCCCTATGCCCTAGTATCGGCCAGCATGGACTACGTTTCCCGGCAGGAGCGCCTGGAATACAGCCCCCAAAGGGTGGCCATGGAAGACGACCTGGCAAACGGGGTGCGCCGGGTGCGGTGGCGGACGCATAAGAGGCACCTGCAGCTCCGGGTGGCCATCGTCCACCGGACCGAAGCGGAAGCCGAGGGAATCCTGACGGCATTTCTGGTCAGCCTGGAACGCAGGTTTCTGGACGCCGGCGGAAACGCCGTCTTGGTGAACGCCGAGATGGCCAGCCGCGAGGATGACGGGAGTCTTCTGCGCAACCAGGCGGGAGCGGAGGCGATAGTGTTCTTTGAAGGTGGAGTGTACCGGGACGAAGAGCTACCCCTTTTCAATGTTCCGGGTACCATGGCGCTGGAAAATGAAGTGGTAGAGGAGGTTTAGTAATGGCCAGGGATAAAGACAAGAACAAAGATGAAGCAGTTTACCCTCCTGTCGAGGGTAAAACCATTGAGGAGTGGGCGGCCGTAAATGGGACGCCGGACTGGGCCTTTGAGGGGCTGAAGGTCCGGCAGAACTGGGCCGCCGGCAAGATGGTAACCGAAGAAGAATATCGGAAGGCCCTCAAGGAGTTTTTGGGTGGGCCGCTGGTAAAGAAAGGGTGATTGATCGATGCCTACCCTGCCAGATGTAAACATATCCATTCTGGACGGCGGCTTGGGGCTGGTAAGCCCTGGCGCGGCCGGAGTGCATGCCAAGGTCGGCGTATGTTCTGCCGGTACGGTCAACCAAATCGTGGCCATATCTGACCCGAGCAAAATCAAAGACCTGTTCGGCACCGGGCCACTGGCCAACGCCCTGGGCGACAGCTTCCAGGCGGGCTGCCGAATGATGTACGCTGTCCGGGCCGAGGGAGATATAGCCGGGACCATTGGCACCATTACCTCCACCAAGACAGGGACAGGCGACATGACGGCTTCTGGGGACCCGCTGGACGCATACCAGGTGCAGGTAAAGATAACCGACTCCGGCGGGCTCAATGCGGCCTCCTTCCGTTACAGCCTGGACGGCGGTGATACTTGGAGCGGAAAACTGACAGTGCAGGCGTCATACGCCATCCCGGATACTGGAATTACGTTGAACTTCACCGAGGACGGGGTGAACCCGGAGAACAGCTTCAAGGCCGGTGACCTATACCAGTTCAATACCACAGCGCCCGAGGCCAGCGTTTCCAGTGTCCAGGCGGCGGTCCAGGTCCTGCTGGATTCCGCTTATGAGTTCGAGTTTATTCACGTGGTGGGCGAAGCGGACGCTGCCATGTGGACGGCGCTTTCCAGCCTGGCCAGCACCGCGGAAAGCAAGTTCCGCTATATCTACTTCCTGGCGGAAGCCGCCGGCCCCGGAGCTACCGAAACGGTGGACGCTTGGGTAAACGCGCGGGTGGTCGAGGCCGAAAGCTTTGCTTCCACCAGGGTGGCGGTCTGCGCCGGCAGGGGCGAAGTGATTGACCTTCTAACCGGCAGGCAGGTGGAACGTAACTTGGCAGGCATCTATGCCGGCTGGGTGAGTTCCCACAAGATACAAAAGAGCCCCGGTGAGGTGGCTTTAGGGGCTGTTCCGGGGATTGTGCGGCTATTGCCGGAGGGCCTGAATGACGCTCACATCCTGGCCCTGGATGAGGCCCGGTATGTGACCTTCAGGCAGTACATTGGCCTGGCTGGCTTCTATGTGACCAACGGGCGGATGATGGCGCCTGAAGTCAGCGACTTCCAGTACGTAGAGCTGCGCAGGGTGATGGATAAGGCTTGCGCTCAAGTGAGGAAGGCGGCGCTGCAGCGCGAACACGGCGAGGCCACGCCGGCGGGCATTGACGCCCTAGAGGGCGACCTGACTGCACCCCTGGACATTATGACCGGGGCCGGGGAGATCATGGCCGGCCGGGTGGTGATCCCCAGGGATCAGGACGTGATCGCCACTTCTACCCTGCGGGTTAAGGTGCGGATCGTGCCAGTGCCCATCATGCGCTGGATTGAAGTGGAAATGGGGTTTGAGAACCCCTTCCAGTCTTAGGAGGTGAACCGGGATGATTAACGGTAAGCGCTACGGCTGGGAGGACATCACTATCAACTTGCCCCACGGCCCCCTCCTGGACGTGGAAAACATCGAGTACAGTGACAAGCAGGACAAGGAGGGCATTTACGGCCGGGGCTCCCTGCCGCGCGGCTACGGGGTGGGCAACTACGAGGGCGAAGGCAAGCTGACTTTGAAGCGCGAGGAGTTCAATCGCCTGGTGGATTACGCCAAGGCGCAGAAGCGTAGCCTATACCGGCTGCCGCCTTTCAACATTTCAGTCAGCTACGCCAATGAAGATGAGCCGATCACGACCGACAGAATCAAGGGCGTCACGTTTACGGAAACAAGCACTAGCGCCAGCCAGGGCGACACCAGCGTGAACGTGGAGCTGAGTTTTATTATCCTGAACGGCATTGAATGGGGCGGTCTGGGACCTAGCTAAGGAGGGTGAGTTATGAGGCCTAACGAAGAGCAAGTGCAGGTATGGAAGTCCCAATACGGTGACGTATACGAACTGACGGGGGAAACAGAGGACGGTTCCCAAACATATTACTTCGTCTTCAGGAAACCGGGCCGGGCGGCCCTGAGCCGTTTCGCCAAGCAGGTCATGAGCGACGCCTTGAAGGCCATGCACAACCTGGTTTTTGACTGCCTTCTCTTCCCCGATCAGGACGAGGTGCGCAAGCTGTTCGAGGAGAAGCCGGGCATGGCCATCTCTGTGGGCAGCGAGCTGCAAAAGATCGTAGGCACCAATCAAGATTTTTTCGTGAAGCGGTTGTAAGGCGACTGGAGGCGTTAAAGCAGGACGGCCTGGGCCAGACGGACCTGCTTATCTCTCTGCACTTCGGGCTGTCCAACAAAGAAGTAGCCGACCTGAACGATGAGGAATACGTGGAGTTAGCTGCCCAGGCCTATTTCCTGGAGGAGCGGGAAGCCGAGCTGGTAAAGCTGGGGGTGCTCAAGGCTCTCGGGGAGATTTTCCGGAGACGCTAGGCTTCCGGCCGGCTTCGTCCCAGCCTTCTTTGAACGCCTTGCCCCACGCGGCGGCAACTTCGCCCATGGACGTTACGAGCAAAGCCAAAAGCGGCGGACCGAACCGGATGGCCGCCCAGATTAGCGCCAGTAAGGTCCCGATACCGAAGAAGAAAAAGAACGTGCCGAGAAACCCAAAATACACTTTTTCTCACCTCTAAGTTAAATTTTAGTCCTTGCCGGAGGGGGTGTCAATGATTGGAATCGCTGTTCAAACTGGGCGTGATAGTCACGGCCATTGACAAATTGACCGGACCGGCCCGCAAGATGGCCCAGGCGGTTACAAATTTAGACAAAACCATGGAACGCGCCAGGGGCATGGTGGAGTTTGGACAGCGGATGTCCCTTTCCGGCGCTCTGGTCCAGGGCGCGGCAGACAAGATGCGGGATACTGTCTTTGGCATCATGGAACCACTTACGGCCCTGGAGGACGCCGCCGCTCCTCTGGCCACGGTGATCACCTCCACCATGGGCGGGGTGGAGAAGTCCATGGAAGCGGCCACGGCAGCCGCCGTGGAATGGAGCAAGAAGCACACTGCCGCAGCCCACGAGTTCACCCGGACGGCCTACATGATGGCAAGCGCAGGGCTCAACGACATTCAGGCCATCGAAGGTACTAAAGTGGCTCTGGCCGTGGCCACCGCCACCATGGGCGACAATGCCGAGGCGGCCAACTTGATCGCCACGGTCTACAACAACATGGGTGATAAGACGGCTGACGTGCAAAAGGAAATGCAGCGGCTGGGGGACGTCATCACCAAGACTCAGCAGACCTTCCAGTTCGCCAACCTGAACCAGCTTACCGAGGGCCTGAAGTACGCCATGCCGGCGGCCATCCAGGCCAGGATGAGTATAGAACAGTTATCCACCATTATTGGCCAGTTGAATAACGCCGGCCTGCAGGGAAGTATGGCCGGCACCGCCTTTGCGGCCACTATGCGGCAGATGACCAAAGCGTCGGCGGAATTGGGCTTCAAGGTGGCCAAGACGGCCGACGGCGGCGTGGACCTCATAGGCACCCTGGAAAACATCCGGAAGAAGTACGGCGACCTTTCCAAACTCAGCCCCAAGCTGCAGATGGCCTTCCAGAAGGCCTTCGGGGATGAAGGCTTGCGCGCAGTGGTGCTCCTGAGCAGCCAAATTGACGTGATGCGCAAGAACATGGAGGCGGTGACCAACTCCACCGGGGCTGCGGCCAAGGCCCAGGAAACCATGGAAGCCACGGCCAGCGCTCAGATGCAGATACTCAAGAACAATATCGACGCCCTGAAGATGGACGTGGCCAAGGAACTGGTACCGATACTTCAGGGCATCATCCCAGAGATCAAGGAGATCGTGACGCAGTTCTCCGGCTGGGCTAAGGAGCACCCGGAGCTGGTCAAGACCGGGGCGCTGCTGGCTATGATAGGCACGGGCCTGTTGATGATCCTGGCACCCGTCCTCACCGTGGCAGGCGCGTTCATAACCATGGGCGGCTACGCCCTTCAGGGAGTGACCATGGCCGGCAAAGGTATTGTCTGGTTGAAGGGCAAACTGACCGACAAGACCACCCTGGATGCGATCAAAAAGATAGGCTCCGGCATACGGACGGGCTTTGAGGCCGGCGGCCGGGCGGCCATGACTGCGGGCCGCTGGGTGGTTTCCCTGGGAAGGAATTTGGGGCAGGCTGCCGTAGGTGCCGGCAGGTTCGCGCTAGTAGCCGGGGGTAAGGCTTTGGAGGCTGCCAGGGCGATGGGGATAGCGTTATTCGACCTCGGCAAGCAGGCCCTCTTTACGGCCATCCGGGCGTTGCCGGGACTCATTGCCAGCGTATGGAGTTTTACGGCCGCCCTGCTGGCCAACCCCATTACCTGGGTGGTGTTGGCAATCATCGGACTTATTGCAGTTATTGTGCTCTTAATCAGGCACTGGGACACCGTCAAGGTGGCGGTGATCAGCGCCTGGGAGACCATCAAAGGAGCTGTCGGCGCCGGGGTAGCCTTCGTCGGCAACCTGGCAAACAACTTCTGGCTAGTAATCAAGGGCGGCATAGATAAGGCACTGGCCTGGCTGGGCGGGCTTTGGGATACTTTCAAAAATGCCGGCAAGGGACTACTTGACGCCTTTACGGAGGGCCTGAAGTCGGTCATCAGCAAGCCGGTGGAAGTGGTGAAAAGCGGCCTGGCCAAGATCAGGAACCTGCTGCCTTTCTCTGACGCCAAGACCGGACCTCTCTCCACTCTCACCAAAAGCGGTGAGGCCATGGTAACGACTTTCCAGAGCGGTGTGGAGAAGAAAATGGAAGGACTCAGGAAGATGGTGGCCGCCGGCCTGGCTGGGTTAGCTCTGACCTCTCCCCTGCCGCCCCTCCCCTCGGTCCCGCCGGTTGCTGCGCCGAGGGTTGCGGATGTTATTACGGCCGACGTGCCGGACCTGTCCGGTCTTCTCCCGGCGACCATAAGGCCGGCAACAGCCAGGACTGCTGGCCCAAGGCCGGTAACCATAAACGGGGACGTTCACCTGCACGTGGACAGGGTGGACAACCCCGAAGACCTGTGGCAGGCGTTGCGGCGCTTTGCTGAGGAAGTGAGCGGCTGATGGCAAGAGAGATTATTACTGACGACTTCGGGCAGGTGAAGCTGGGCGAGCAAGTGCTGCCGGGGGTCATCCAACAGATAGAGATTGACTGCAATGTGCGGGTAGACATGGAAGAGGTGCCCGGCCAGTCAGGCTCCTCCAAGCAGCCCCAGGGGTACGAGGACGCCAAAATAACCATCAGGATTACCCTCCCGACGGATGAGGAAAGCAACTGCTACAGCAAGGTGGCTGAGCTGGAGCGCAGCTTCAAGAAGGTGGACAGCCAAGCCAAACCCTATGTGTACCGCATAGTAAACAAGCACACTGCAGCCAGGGGCATCAGCCAGGTGGTTTACCAGGGACTACGGACTACGGAAGGCAACGGGGACGACACCATAACGGCCGAGATTAACCTATTGGAGTTTAAACCCGTGGTGGTCAAGACCGAGCAGATTGCCGCCAAGAAGGCCACCACGGCCCAGCCGGCTGATGGGCAGTACGTGGTTAAGAAGGGCGACACCATGTGGGGCATCGCCAGGACCTACGGAGTTTCCTTGGCCGATCTGGTCAAGGCCAACCCGCAAATCGAGAATCCCAATCTAATCTACCCAGGGCAGCGGCTTAACATACCTGCCAAGAAGCAAGCGGTGGCCGCCGGGAGCAGTCCTGCGGTGGACGACGATGTGGTGTAGAGGTGGCGCTGGATGAGCGAGTATATCTCCCCGGCCTGGGATATTGAGATTGGACCTTATACGGTGCAGAAAATGACAAGGCTTGATGTCGTATCTTCCCGTCAGGCCCCTATTGATCTGGCCGAGGTTGAGCTGCCGAACGCCGGCCTGCCCGCCGACATTGCCGCCGGGGACAGGGTACGCATCAGCCAGGGCTACCGGGAAAAGGGATTGTGGCTTATATTCGACGGGGAAATCGCAAGGTTGGAGCCCAGGTCCACCACCACGGTGATCTTCGCCCAGGACCAGGGGGTCAAGCTAAAGCGGACCGAGTTCTCTCAGACCTTTATCCAGGTCCAGCCCAGGGCAATTATCCAGCAGGGCCTGCAGAAGGCCGGAGTGACCGCTTACCGGTTAAGCAGCAAAGCGCTGCCGCCCAGGTCGTCCTTTGTGGCCAGCGGCAACTGCCTGGAAGTTTTCAAGCGGGTGAACATGACCTGGAGCCTGGACTGGGCCTATTACTTCGAGCCCGAAGGTGAGTTCTACTGGGGGCCTTGGGAGGAATCGCCCAGGTACCAGCAGACCGAGCTTACCAAGCTGGAATATGGCGTCAATATCCTGGAACCCACGCGGGTCGAGAACGGCGGCGAGCGTGGCCTGATCACCACCTTTGCCATGCCCTGGATCAGACACTCTCACCGGGTCATCATCGTAGACCCCCGACACTTCGCGGAACCGGTGGAGGCGCGGGTTGAGCGTTGCCACTACCACCACGATGCTCAGAAAGCGAGGCTGACCTTGGAATGGTCACGAGGGAAGAAATAGAGAAAGTGCTTAAGGCCCTGGTAGGACAGGCATTCCCGGTGCTAAACGGAGCGCTTTACCCTGTGAAGGGCAAGGTCATTAGAACCTACAATGAGGGCCGGCAGGCCGACATCCAGGTGCTAGACAGCTCAGGGAATACCCTTTCGTCCTGGCCAGTGCTGGCTAAACTACGGGTACCGGGGAACCAGACGGTACAAACAGGGGACCAGGTGCGAATTGGTTTCTACTACGCCGACCCCAGCCAGCCTTACATTGACGAGGTGTTGAAATGATGGATGAAGCGCTGGGCACAGACATCCGCATTGAAGATGGCGACTTTGTGACCAACCCAACAGGCGACATCCAGCTTGTGACAGGCAAGGCCTGCGTGGCCCAGGATATTAAGCACAGGTTAATGTCGCCGGCGGATGCCCTTTTCCTGCACCCAGGATGGGGCGCTGACCTGGTGCGGTTTATCCAAGCCGCCAGTGATCCCCTGAATAGGCTGGACCTTCAACAGACCATTCAGGAGGCTCTGGAAAGCGATCCACGGGTGGAGACCGGATCCGCAGCGGCCGAAGTTTTAATCTGGGAGCGCGACCATATCAGCATCAGGGCAACATGCAGAATTATAGGGGAAACAAACCCTTTGAACCTGGTCATCGACCTTTCCGGCGGGGAGATACGGATTGAGGTGATCTGATGGTTGACTTTCGACAGTTACTTGGCTTGAAGAGCCTAGAAACGCTACTTAAGGAGTTCTTTGACCGCTTTCGGGCCGCCGGCGGCAAGGTCACGAACCTGAACCCCGGCGGAGTGCTTAGAACCCTGGCGGAAAGCAGCCTTGCCCCGGTGGCGGAACAATACGACCTACTAGAAAAGGTTATTCCCCAGGGTTTTGCCGCCTATGCCACCGGCCAGTGGCTGGACCTCAAGGTCCAGGAAGTGGGACTCACCAGGCTTGAGGCAAAAAAGACCAAAGGCGTGGTTACGGTAACCAGGCAGGATACCTCCTCTCCCCTGCTCATTCCGGCCGGCACGGTGGTGAAAACGGAACCAGGTCCGGATGGTGAGAGTTTGAGATATTTCGTTACCTCAGACGTAGTGCTGCCGGCCGGGCAGGCCCAGGGCAACTTGCCGGTCGAAGCAGAGTTTCCCGGCGAGAAGTACAACGTCGGCGAAGGTTACATTACCGTGCTGGAGACTTACATCCCCGGTGTTGACGAGCTAACTAACGGGGCCAACTGGATTACCGAAGAAGGAACGGATACCGAAAGTGACGAGGAGTTGCGTCAACGCTACTTCCTACGCTGGAACGAGCTGGCCCTGGGAGGCACTGATGCGTCTTATATCTCCTGGGCCAAATCGGTGGCCGGCGTTGTGGATGTGGCCGTGAATAGTCAATTTCCACGCGGCCAGGGCACGGTGGATGTTATCATCGCCGGCCCAGAAGGTGCGCCATCCCAGGAGCTGATCCAGCAGGTCCAGGACTACATTGACCAGCGTCGGCCCAATGTAGCCAATGTGCTGGTGAAGGGGCCGACAACCAGGACGGTTGACGTGGCGGCCATCATTTACCTGCCTAACGACAAAGGGGACGAGGCGGCCGCCCGAGCCGCCGGCGAGCAGGCCATCCAGGCGTACTTCGGTATCGGCCAGGTGGCCGGTATTGACCCCCGCCGTATCGGCGACAGTTTTTACTTATCCAGGCTGACGGCGCTGCTGATGGCCGTGCCCGACGTGGTGAACGTGACCATCTCCAGCCCGGCAAACGACGTTATTGTGCAGCCAGACGAATTAACCGTGTTAGGTACCCTGACCATTACGGTAGAGAGGCTGGCGTAAATGAAATTCGGAGAGTATATCCTGAGCCTGCTGCCTGGGTTCTTGCGGCGGCGGGACGGAACAAAAACAGATATTGAGCGCTGGGCCGAGGCCCTGGGAGTAAGCCTTGACGAATTGAAGCAGGCCATCTTCAAGGTGCGCCGGGCGTGGCTTTTGGACACAGCCACAGGTCAGGCCTTGGACTTGCATGGCCGGGACAGGGGTATCCCCAGGCTGCCGGGGGAAAGTGACGATTCTTACCGCCAGCGACTGAAAGCCGCTTACCAGACCTATGCCCTGGGGGGTACCAATCCCGGCCTGGTGGAAGTGCTAAAGGTGATGGGCTACCCGGACGCGCGCGTCCACGAACTGTTCAAAGACGGCGCGGTGGTCCCCTTACACAATGGCCAGAACTTTTACAACGGAGCGGTCAGG